ATATAATAATATCCATATTAATTCTATTATTATTAATAAATAATAATAATTAATTAATTAATTTTAATTAATTAATTAAAATGTATCTAAACGTGTTGAAATTTTATTTTAAAACGCGAATTTATAAATTTTGTTTATTAATATAAACATATCTCATTTCAATATTCATCTACGTATGATTTAATAGACATGATTATGTTCTGTCTGTTCTGTAGTATTTCTATCACGATCCATCATTACCTATTTTTGTTATTTTTAAAATAATATAGTTTAAAATCATATAGTTTAAAATCATATATTTTAAAAGTAATTTATAAATTTAACAACTCATTTTCTTTTACTAGTTTTTCTCTTTACACTCTTTCGTTTACTAGTTTTTCTTTTACTAGTTTTTCTTTTACCAAAAGAAACATTTTTTTTGTATTTATATTTTGATTTTTCTTTTTTTGCTTTACTTATTATTTTTTTAGAAATATCATGATATGTTTTTGGCGTTTTACTTGATACTTTAATACTTGGTCTACATAATGGATATTTGTATTTTGAAGATAATGATTTTCGACCACATGATTCATATCCTATTATTTTATTTTTATGTTTAATTGGTCTATTTAAATCAATCCATTTTTCTTTATACCATCTTTTTAATTTTGACGCAGACTTTGTCTTTGATTTGTATTTACCACCTAATGATTTATATTTACGAACTATCCAACTAGATCTATAAACACCAGTGGGTGATTTAAATTTTTTACTTGCCATATTTTTTACTTTTGTATATAATTTTTTATCTATTGGTTCTGACATTTAAATTAATTTACTTTTATATTAAATTACTGTTTTATTAATTTACTTTTATATTAATTTTTTAAATAGATGCTTTTTGTTTAATAAGTGAATAAAAATGATTATATAATTGATGACTAATATTATTCCAACTATAAGTATTGCTTATATATTTTGACATTTCTTTATTATCTTTTGGTTGCTTATATTGTTGTTCAAAATGAATAAATACATTTAATAAATCATTACCATCTATATTATTTACTTTCATTCCTTCTTCATTCAATATTTGTTCTTCACTGTTAACATAATAAATATGATCCTTACCACCATTCATGTAAATATCATTTATATATTCCTTTGTACTACCTGTTTTTGGAACTAACACATTTAATCCACATGCTAAGGCTTCTAAACAACATAAATTAAATCCTTCCGCAATATACGGTGAAACATATAAATCTGCTGCATTATACAGATAACGAATTTCTTTAAAATTTAATGTCTTTTCTGTGAAAATAATATTATTTGTAAGCAAATAATTCATTTCATCCTTTGTAATAACATTACCCGACTGTAATTCTTCAAAATATGATTCTAAAAATTGTTTTGTTTGGTACAAATCAGATGTACCTTTCAATAACAATTTAAAATGTTTTTTATTTAATTTATTTACTAAAATATTCATAATTTGTAAGATATACATAATACCCTTGTTCTTTGTCATTGCACCCATATTCAATAATAATATATCATCTTCTTTAATATTATAATGCTTACGTACAGATTGTCTGACAGAATTTGATTCTTTATAAAATAATGTAGTGTCAACCCCATGTGAAATAATAACATTTCTTTGAGTAGTTTCATTATCTGACTCGTTAATATACTTTTTCATACCTAAAGATGACCACACCGACGGTGATGTAAATGCAATGTTTTTAAAATGTGATAAATATGTTTTTATATAATTATCATCTAATTGTAAATTTGGAGGTACACCAATTTTAAAATAATTAATATCCAATTTACTAAATTCAGATGTATAAAAAACACAAATAGGAATATTTCTATTCCATTCAACTAATGTAATATCATATGGGTATGTAATTCTATAAATCATGTCTATTTCTGGAGGTGATTCTTTATTGAATGGTTTAAAAATATCTTCATTTGATAATAAATTATTATATTCTGTTGTATAAATTAATTTTTTTTTACTATTCCATTCTTGACGATAATATTCCTTTTCATCAACGTAAAAATTAATACGGTCTTTATAGTTTTTCCATAAATGAATTAATTGAAAACAATTAACAATCGCATATGAATGCCCTATATTAACCCAACCTTCAAATAAAATATTTAATTTTCTTGACATGATTAAAATAATTGTCTTTAATTTGACATATGAATAAATTTTTAATTTCTAACCACAATAAAGTTTAAAATAATTAACTAATAATATTAACAAAATTTATTGAATTAATGTAACTAAATTCCATTAATTAAATTTATTGAATTAATGTAACTAAATAAATAACATTATGTCAAGAAGATTTTTAAAATCAGAATATATTACAACAGGTAGTGTAGGTATTAATATAAATTCACCATTAAGTTATTTACATATAAATAATAATAGTACTACACCATCTATATGTATAAATCAAACGTCTGGTGCAGCTGTATTATTAGGAAGTGCAACAGGTACAGCAGCTGATAATACGTATGGTGGATCTATAGTAGCATTAAATAAAAACTCATCAGGGTTTACTCAAGCAGGTTTATGGGTTGGTAAATCAGCAACAGCTCAAAATGCATTTGGATTAAATTACACACATATATCTGATAATAATACTACAAACTCCTTTGCTATTACTGGGTGGGGTCTTAATAATTTTGTAATAGATGGAAACGGATTTTGTGGTATCGGCTCAAATTCAGCTGCACCAGCAGGAATGCCCTTGTATGTTCATGGTAGTAGTACTTCATCAATTGGATCGTGTAGATATATGGAACCAAGTAATTTAGGTGCGCAATTCGTTCAATCTGGTGCAGGTAATCAAAATGTAAGTATATATACGGCTGATAGATTTTTAACATCTCAAATAGAATGTGCATCTGATATTCGTATTAAAAAAGATATCATACCACTTGATAATTTTATATCATTAAATTTAATTCGTAAAATAAATCCAGTACAATACAAATACCGTGATGTTATTAAAAAAGGAGATAATCCTGTATACGGTTTTATTGCACAAGAAGTAGATGATGTTATCGATTATTGTAGTAGTTTAATACAAGAATATGTACCTAATATATATACTAATGCAACAGTTGATCCAAATGATAACACAATGATTACTTTAAATAATAATGACAATTCTATAAATTTAAATGATATATTAAAATCAGGTGATTCATTACGTATGTATAATAAAAATAACACTGAGTTTATTGTCAATGTTAAAGAAATTAAAGATAATAATACCGTTGTCGTTGATCAAGAATTAACAGAAGATGGATTTTTTGTTTTTGGTAATAAAGTAAATGATTTTCATATTTTAAATGAAGAATGTATTTTCACCCATGGTATTTCTGCATTAAAAGAGTTGATACAACAAATGGATTCTTTGCCAGATATCGATACCCGTGATTCTATTATTACATCATTGGAAAATCAAATCAATCAATTAGAATTAACTTGTTAATCCAGTCTAATTACATTATTGATTTATTAATTTTTTATTTATTTTAATAATATAATAAATAAAAAGTATAGTAGTATATTAGGTTATTATGTCAAATAAATTAATAAATAATATATGTATTACCAGTGGTAATTTAGGAATAAATACGACTAATCCATTATATCCTGTTCATTTAACAGGTATTAATAATACATCAGGTGTATTATATTGTAATAACACATCAGCTACATCTTTGTCAATTGGTGTACAAACAAATGCAACAACAAATATATCAGTTCTTCAAAGCTCTATAAAAGCAAATAATGTAAATTCTTTAATAGAAATTGGTAAAACACCATTATCAACACATAACATGGGTCAAATATATTATACAAATGTTGCGGACGGGTCTACAAGTAATAATATAAGAATTGGTACGTATGGTGCTTCAAATCAAATTGCTTTCCTTGCCAATAGTTATGTAGGTATCGCTACAGCAACTCCTATAGCTCCTTTGCATATAGGGACATACATGACACAGACTATTCCTCCTGTATATTATATGAGTGCTGTTTCAAGTGCTACAACAGGTAATCAATGGACTGGTGGTGGTGCTGGTAATTATGGTGTATATGCTAATCAACGTGTTTTAACATATACATATTTCTTAGCCACTTCTGATAAACGTATTAAAAAGGATATCGTATCGATTGATACATCATTTGCTTTAGATACAATTACAAAATTAAATCCTGTAAAATATGAATACATTGATAAAGTAAGAAAATCAGAGACAACATTGGGATTTATTGCACAAGAAGTAGATTCTATCGTTTCAAATGTAGTTTCAAAGGTAAAAGACTACATACCTAATATATTTTCACTCGCAAAAGTCCAGAATGATGTATTAATATTACAAAATCAAATTAATCAAACTACAAATGAAACAAATACAAATGAAACAAATACATATGAAACAAATACATATGATACAAAGGTAAATGTAGGTGATGAATTACAATTATATAAATCAGATGATTCATCTATTATTGTTAAAATTACAGAAATAATAGATAATTCAACTATACGTATTGATCAAACAATTGATGATACATCAGTGTTTGTATTCGGAACTGAAAAATCAGATTTTAATGTAATAAATTATAATAGTTTATTTTCAGTTAGTATTGCTGCATTAAAAGAATTAGATAAACAAATTCAAGAAAATATGTTAATCGAACAAGAAATAGAATCGTTGATTTCAGATATTAATATTGGATTAAATAGTGTATCTGCTTAATATAATAGTTTATTATCTAATATTTTTGTTGTCTTAAATAGATATATCCAATATAAATAGATATATACAATATAAATAGATATATCCAATATAAATAGATATATCAAATATAAATAGATATATCCAATATAAATAGATATATCCAATATAAATAGATAAAGATAAAAATTAATTTATTGTAATAATATAATAAATTAATTTAAATGTCAAGACGTTTTATCAATAATATCAATTTTTCATCTGGTAATTTAAGCATAAATAGTACTTCATCAAATTATGCTATAGGGGTATATGGAAATACATCTTCAGCATCTGTATACACTAATAATACTGCAGGTCCTGGATTAATTATAGGAACTACATATAATACAGAAGCATCTATATCTATATCAAATCCAAATATAACAGCCGGAAGTTCAACTGGTTTTGTATTTGGATCTACTAATACAACAAACGGTAATTGTGCTGAAATATTATTTACAATTGGTGCATCTGGAAGTACCACAAATACATTATCATTTGGTATACAAGGTAAACCTAAAATGTATATTAATGGATTAGGTTATATGGGTATAGGAGCATCAACAAATGGTAGTATAAATTATCCATTAACTGTTAATAATGCTTCTTCATCCTTTTCATATGCAAGTTCATATGTTACATATTTTAATAATGCAGGTGCGGTTGGAGGATATAGTGGTACGTTAGGCCCAAGCAATAGTGCTTATTATAGTATAGGTGCTGATGCATCCATTGTCTCTGGTCAATTTGAATTAGTGTCTGATATAAGAGTTAAAAAGAGTATTGAAACTTTAACTAAAGAATATACACGTGCTGTATTTAATAAAATAAATCCTGTTAAATTTAGTTATATTGATGATATTGATACAAAATTACCTACGTATGGTTTTATTGCTCAAGAAGTAAAAGATACAGTTGGTTATGGTGTCACAACGAAAAGTGATTTTATTCCTAATATATATACAATTGCAACAGTTGGAAATTTAACAACATCTGGAAGTCAATTATTATTAAATAATCTTTTACATTACAATATTAATATCAATGACAATTTGAAATTATACGATGAAACTGAGAAACAAATATTAGTTAATATTACGAACGTTGAAACATCAAATAATCAAACAACTATAACTATTGATAAAACGCTTGATTCTGATAAAATATTTGTATATGGAACTAAAATCACTGATTTCTGCACTTTATCTAAAACACCTATCTTTACAATTGGTATTGCTGGGATAAAGGATGTATATGAACGATTGCAAGAACGTAAACAACGCAATTTACAACAATTAGAAAAGTTAAAATCATTAAAACAACGTCTAAGTAATGTTTGTGTTAAATAAATTTAATCTTCATTTATTATAAAAGTAATTTGATTTATTTATTTAATTTTGTAATTTACTCAAAAGAATTAAATTACTTTTTACATTTTTGTAATTCTTTATAATATTTATTAATAGTTTGATCAAAATTAACAGATAATCCATAGTGGAATGCTTCTTTCCGTTTATTTAATACAAACTTACATGCTTCACTTGGTGTCATATTGTGTTTAGCCATTAAATAACATACGATACTACATACAGATCTTTGTCTTCCAGCATAACAATGTACAAATAAAGGTTGTTTAAGAATATCAACATGTTTATGAATAAATTCAACAATACTTGGCATTAATAAAAACATTTTATCAAAGTCTTTTTGTTTTAAACTATCATCAACTGGAACACGCATATATTCTATATTTGATTCACAAAAATAATTAGGTATATCTTTTTCTTTTGAACAATTTAATATTGCCTTAATACCATTTTCATTTATAAAATCCTTATTCTTAGCAGCTTGTTTATTTCCTAAATATAGTCTTGGCATAATTTTATTATAATCTTCATATGCTTCATCTTCGTCTTTTACGATAAGACCCTTTTTTAATGGACTATGTTTACGCATTTCATTTGATAATTTTATCGAAGTGATACGAGTTCTTTTAGGTGATTTCTGTTTTTTAGTAGATGATTTCAACATTGTTATAATATATTCCTTTTACTTTATAAAATCTTTATATAATTATATAAATATAAAAAGTAAATATATAAAATAAATATGGAACATGAATAACAAAATCTATTTATATTAAAAATTGTTATGATATTTTTATGTGAAGCATTGTAAATTGAATTTAATTTATTTAAAGTTATAAATTAAACTCTATAACTACTTTATAACTCTATAACTACTTTATAACTCTATAACTACTTTATAACTCTATAACTACTTTATAACTACTTTATAACTACTCTATAACTACTTTATAACTACTTTATAACTACTTTATAACTACTTTATAACTACTTTATAACTCTATAACTTTATAACTTTATAACTCTATAACTACTTTATAACTACTTTATAACTTTATAACTTTATAACTTTATAACTACTTTATAACTTTATAACTCTATAACTTTATAACTTTATAATTATGGCTTGTTGTATTCCATCTAATTTTAATCTTGGGTATGCGTGTATAAATACGAAATTACAAAAGAAAAAAATAATTTCATCAAAGACTCTTCGCTTAGCAACATTGGAAAAAAATGGTATTGAATATGCAAAACAATTAGCTATTCAAAATTTAAAAAATTTATTATTGATTTTAAAATGGAATAAAGAAAATAATATTTTATTTTTTAGAATGAGTTCTGAGATGTTTCCATTTGCAACATATAAAAAAGAAAAAAAAGATGAATTTGGAAATATAACTGTAATTGATTATTCTTATTCGCTTGATTTTGCTGATGATTTATTAAAAGAAATTGGAAATTATGCAAAAGAACACAAGATACGTCTTACAATGCACCCAGCACAATTTTGTGTATTATCTACTAAATCACAACAAATATTAGATAATACATTTTCTGATTTAAATCATCATTGTGATATTTTAGATAGAATGGGTCTAGATAAAAATAGTGTTATCATTATACACGGTGGTGGTGTTTATGGTGATAAAAATAAATCATTGGAGAGATTAGAAAAAAATTTATTATCATTACCAAAAAACACATTTGATCGCATTGTTCTTGAAAATTGTGAAATGGCTTATACAATTGAAGATTTATTACCTATAAGTGAAAAATTACAAATTCCTTTAATTATTGATTTTCATCATGATGATATTAATCCGTCATCACACTCAATTGATACTTATTTTGATCGAGTTTTTACTGTATGGAATAATCGTAATATAAAACCAAAAGTACATGTAAGTAATAGTATACCAGGGATTGATAATACAAATAATAAAACAGAACGTAGAAAACATTCTGATTATATTTCATATATACATGAACCATTATTAACAATCAAATTTCCAATTGATGTTATGTTTGAATGTAAAATGAAAGAAGATGCTATACAAGTCTTAAGAAAAGTTATGTAAAATACTCAAAAACTTTCTAATTAATTAGTATACATTTCGTATACATTTCGAATCGTGTTTTGTTGTTTTTGGACACTTTTTTAAAAAAGTGTAAAAGTATTTGTTTGTTTTTGGACACTTTTTTTCAAAAAGTGTACAGTGTTTTGTTGTTTTTGGACACTTTTTTTCAAAAAGTGTAAAGTGTTTATTTGTTTTGGTACTTTTTTCAAAAAGTGTAC